AGGCTAAGCCTGACGGCTCACTGCGTAACGGCGGTATAGAGTATGTCCTGTCAACCCCTTGTGCAGTTGACGAGGTAGACAGTCTTGTTAATGGGTTGTTCGAGAAGCTGGATACCGCTGGTTCCAAGGTAGAGAACAGCAATCGTTGCTCGACACACGTACACATCAACGTAGGTGCACAGCGTATCAATGTGCTGACATCTATCCTCATCCTGTGGGCTGTGTTTGAGGAGCAACTCATCAAGTGGCACGGGGTTAACCGTACTCGCAATCACTTCTGTCTTGGGTTCAAGGACAGCAACACCACACTCAATTTATGGAAGACGCTATTACGTCACGGCCAGACGCCGCGCGAGGAGGGGGGTAAGTATTCAGCGCTCAATGTCCTTACTTTGTGGCGCTTTGGTTCGTTCGAGTTTCGCTGTGGCCAAGAACCTAACGACCCTGAGAAGGCTATAGTGTGGGCTAAGTTCTTGCATTACCTAGTTAAATACGCTGTCAACAACTATAATAATCCCAATCAGATTGCATACGACATCTCTGAGCAGGGCGCTCGGCTTATGCTTGAGAACATCTGCCGTCAGGATGAGTGCCTCACCTCTTTTTGTGAGGAGATTGTGGGCGACCAGTTCGAGCGCGACTTCAACCAAGGCTGCATGGAATCGTTCCACATTGTGCAGCCATTGTGCTTCGAGTTTCCTTGGCATGAGTGGGATGGACTAATCAACAAAGCATACGTCCCTAACCCTTTCAATCACAGAGGGAGAGAGACTTTCTAGTAGACGGCAACGGCGTTGAGCGAGAGTTAGACCGAGACTTATACGATTTGATTCTTAGGTTCCAGCAAGAAGACATAGACAGAGAGAGAGGACAGTAAAATGTCAGTTAAAATATACCCGTACAAGCAGGGTAGTAAGTCCGCGCATACCCTGTCTCGCGCTCTTCGGGGCCGAGTGCTATACCTACAGGGGTCACGCTACCGCCCTCGTCGGCGCGATACCATCATTAACTGGGGGTCATCTGCTCAAGCCAACTACCCCAACATGATTAACAACCCCTATAATGTACGCATTGCCGCCGATAAACTTGAATCGTTTGTTTGCCTGTCTAATAGGGGTGTTCAAATCCCCCCGTTCTGGACTAACCGAGATGACATACCCGACGAAGCATTCCCTGTTGTTTGCCGCACCATTCTCAATGGGCACAGTGGTGCTGGTATTGTTATTGCTGACACTAGAGACGACCTTGTCAACGCACCCCTGTATGTAAAGTATATGAAGAAGCGCGATGAGTATCGTATACACATAGGTATGCACGGCATCATCGGCATGCAACGCAAGGGTATCAGGGCTGGGCAACCCGCTACCGATACTCGTGTTCGTAATCATGGCACGGGCTATGTCTATGTACGGGGTGATGTCAACCCGCCCGAGCAAGTCATTGAGCAGAGTATGCTGGCAGTGCGGGCCCTTGGCCTTGACTTCGGCGCTGTTGATATTGTTTGGAACAATCACTATGAGTTGGCCACTGTACTAGAAGTTAACACAGCACCTGGCCTTGAGGGTCAGACAGTTATTGATTACGCTAATTATTTCAAGGAGTATTATTTATGAGATGCCATATTTGTAACACCACCCTTGGTGAGAAAGAGGTACAGATTAATCGTGACCACGGGGACTTTGACCCTTGCGGCACATGCCTCGAGGTTATAGGCGATGTGTTCAGTCATGATGATGAAAGTATTATTGACGAGCAGCTAGAGTTTGCTATTTTATACACGCAATGTCAAGACGCTATAGACATGGAGCCAGAAACTTCTTGACAATCTGTCCGATACACGGTATAATATTCTTACAGGATACAGCGAGGTTAGATATACCCATGCTGTATAAGGAACAACATACATATGAGACCAGTGAAACAGAGCCACTTGCCCTGCCCTAAGTGTTCATCAACAGATGCATACAGTATCCAGAGTAACGGATGGGGCAAATGTTTTTCGTGTGGCGTACGGATTCCTCCAGAGAAAGCAGATATGATAGCAGACAATGAAGATACAGCAGCAGCAAAAGAGACTAAAGTAAAACCGTTTACCCCTATTACGGAAGTCTTTCGCCCATTCACTGAGAGAGGGTTTGTTAAGGACACCCTTCAACGATACAAAGTACACGCCGGTCATGACGGAGATAACTTCGAGGCCAAGTACCCCCTGTTTAATGCCGAGACAGGTGAGCACATAGGTAACAAGGTACGTTACAAGAACAAGGGCTTCTCTGTTGAGGGGTCTATGGATGGGGCTGGGTTGTTTGGTAAGTTCTCATTTCCGCCTGCCTGTGCCAAGGCAATCACTATTGTGGAGGGACAAGACGACGCACTCGCTGCCTATCAAATCATGGGCTCTAAGTATCCCGTGGTATCAGTACACAATGCAACCACTGCCGAGGCAGATGTTCGGCGTGATTTCGAATACCTTAATTCTTTTGAGACGATTGTCATTTGTTTTGACGGCGATGATGCAGGAAAAAAAGCAGCCAAAGCTGTGTCTAGCATTGCCTTTCCTCTTGGTAAGGTAAAGGTTTTAAACCTGCGTAAGTACAAGGATGCCAATGACTACCTACTCAACGGCATCTCTGATGAGTTCACTAAGGAGTGGTGGCAAGCGCCAACCTACAAGCCCGATGGTCTTAAGCTAGGCTCGGACATGTGGGAGGAGACTATCAATCGCAAGTCTTCCTTTACTGTACAGTACCCGTTCAAGGGGCTTAACGATTTGACATTCGGTATCCGTCTCTCAGAGATGGTCATTGTTACTGCTGATACAGGGGTTGGTAAGACTGCCCTGCTCAAGCACATTGAACACAGTCTTCTAATGAACCCTGAAGTTATTGAAAAAGGATATGGTGTTGGACTATTACATCTTGAAGAACCTAATGGCGATACTACTCTTGGCCTCCTTAGTATCCACAATCGCATTCCGTACCACATTCCAGGTGTTGAAAGGAATGAAGCTGAGCTTAAGCAAGCTTTTGATGACGTGGTTAACCACAACCGCCTTGTTCTTTGGGACCATTTTGGTAGCAACTCTGTCGATAAAGTTATTGACAAGGTTAGACATATGGCTGCTCTTGGGTGCAAATATATTGTCCTTGACCATCTTTCTATTGTTGTCTCGGACCAATCTGGTGACGAAAGAAAGCAGCTAGATGAAATTGCAACCAAGCTCAAGACGCTCACGATGGAGCTGGACATCGCCGTCATTGCTGTCATACATACGAATAGACAGGGTCAGATTAGGGGCACGGCAGGTGTCGAGCAACTGGCTAATATCGTTATTCGATTACAGCGAGATAAGATTGACCCATCTGAGTGGCGCCGTAACATCACTAAGATTACGGTGGAAAAGAATAGGTTCTGCGGGTATACTGGACCTGCGTGTTACCTATGGTACAACAAGGACACTGCCCGTCTCACAGAGCTAGACCCCGAAGAGGCAGAGACCTATGAGAATGGTGGCCAGATTGGAGATGATGAAGGATTCTAATGTACCTAAACCCAACCGAAAAGTACTGGGCCATCGACATCGAGGGCGACAACCTACCCTCTAACCGCATCTGGTGCATGGCCGCCAAGAATGTAAAGACACGTCAAGAAGTATCCCTCGTTGGTCACGATGCCATACGAGACTGGATGAATGACAAGCACAAGGACGGGTGCAAGTTCATAGGCCACAACATCATAGGCTATGACGCACCCACCCTGAACCGCTTGCTAGGTCTACGCTTGGGCATGGCTGACATCATTGACACTATGATACTGTCGATGCTGTTCAGTCCCTCCCTCGCAGGGGGTCACTCGCTAGGGGCATGGGGTATCCGCCTCCGCTTTCTCAAGGGTGACTTCCATGACTTCTCCCAGTTCAGTGACCAGATGATGCGCTATTGTGTACAGGACACAGCCTTGTGTGTCGAGGTATACAACGTATTGGTCACCCGTATGACACGGCTTGGGTTCACAGACATGGGCCTTGAACTAGAGCATCGGTCATGGCAGCTGATACAGAAGCAGCAGCAGACAGGGTTCGCATTCAATATCCAGCAGGCCCACGTTCTTTACTCCAAGCTACGGCAGGAGGAGAACAAACTACAGGAGAAGATACATGAGCAGTGGCCTCCCGTTCTCGAACTCATCAAGTCGTTTAAGAAACCTTACAAGAACGATGGCGAACCAACTGCTAACTTTACCAAGCACACCGAGCAGTATGTCCGAGTTGATGTTATGGACGGAGACCGATACGATTGCTATGACTACGTTGCTTTCAACATCGGAAGCCCTGACCAACGAGCTGAGAAACTTCTTGGACTCGGTTGGATTCCTGGAGAGTTCACTAAGACAGGCAAGCCCAAGCCCACTGACAAGGGAAAGCTAAGCCCATCACTTGAGAAGTTTGTAGAAGAGACTGACGACCAAGGCGCCCGACTTATAGCACGATGGATTGAGTACAACTCTCGGGCCAACATGATTAACACATGGATTGAGGCATACAATGAAGAGACCAAGTGTATTCATGGCAACCTGTGGTACGCTAATACTCTGCGCTATCGGCATAGCAATCCTAATACCGCTAACATCCCTGCCGTAAGAGTAGGGGCAGACGGCCCTCTCAAGGGACAGGACGGCGTCTATACGTATGAAGCCCGTGACCTATGGACGGTCAGGGATACAAGCAAACGAGTACTGATTGGTGTTGATGCTAAGGGTATACAGCTACGAGTCCTCGCTCACTATCTTAACAACAAGAAATTTACGGAGGCAGTATTAGATGGAGACCCACACTCATACAACCAACAGATGGGAGGCTTTCAATCACGAGCTGTTGCTAAGACTTTCATCTATGCTTTCTTACTCGGAGCAGGAGATGCTAAGGTTGGACAAATCATTGGCGGAACGACACGAGATGGTAAACAAATTAAAGAAAGGTTTATTGGAAACTTCCCAGGTCTTAAGCAACTACTCGACAGCCTTGAGCGACAGGTCACGCGAGGTGGGCGCATTAGACTTTGCGACGGGACTCCCCTTATCGTCACCACAATGCACACTCGGCTTGGTTACCTCTTGCAAGGAGATGAGTCAAGACTGATGAAGAAGGCAGCTATCTTTACAGCAGCCGACGTACGACGGAGACGATTAGATGTACTAAAAGTAGGAGACATACATGATGAATGGCAGAACGATGCACTTAGAATACACGCAGACGAATTTGCAAATGACGTTTGCCCTAAAGCTTTTAATGCTAGCGGTGAGTTCTTTAACTACCGCCTTCCTATTGACTGCGATGCTAAGGTCGGCATGACTTGGGCAGAGACACACTAATATAAAATAAGTGTTGACATTTGAGTATAAACTTGGTATAATATGTTATAGGGTTAGGGAAACTCCCTCCCTATTGTGAAAGGTAATTGATTAGACATGACTATTAGTAAACCGCAGACCGCAGTATTCCGTGGCAAAGCACAGTATGCAAAGATTCTTGGCGAACCGATGTTGAACTACAACAAGGATGGCAAAGAGTGGAAGATAGACGTATACTTTACAGATGAAAAGGGAATCAAGGCGGAGGCCAAGAAGCTCGGCATCGCTGACCGAGTGAAGCAGAAAGATGAGTACGTGGACGGCATGCCGTACATGACCTTCAAGCAAGCTGAGTATAAGCGCAATGGCGAGGCTAATGAACGTATTAAAATTACGGACATCCTCGGCAACCCTTGGTCACAAGACAAGTTGATTGGCAATGGCTCAGACATTGACGTTAAGTTTGTTGTTGTTGATTACGGGCCAGGCAAGAAGCACGGCATCTACATCCGTTCCATTCGGGTACTCAAGCTAGTAGAATATAACAAGCAAGAGTTTGATGCAGTCTCCGATGACGACGAGTTCGCAGCAGAAGCCAAGGCTCTTGCGGAACAACGCGCCCGTGAGTCAGCCCAGTTTAAGAAAGACTTTGACTTGGTTGACCCTGAACCACCCTTCACACCTGAAGGAGACAAAGTGGATGAGCTAGACGACGACATGGACGAATTACTTTAACCAGATACCTGACTAAGGTCAGGCTCCCCGCCTAGAGGGAGTGCACTGAGGGAGGTCTCTTGTGCTGGACAGGCTGAGGAGCGGTACGTAACCTCCCCAGTGGGTGAAAGGCCCACACCATAGGAGCCCACGAATGGCTAAGAAGAAGCGCAGATATTACTTCTCTTTTGTACATACTACAGAAGTACGGGAGACAGGGTACATGTCAGTAGATGCATACAATGACAGCGATGCACAAGACCAAGCCTTGCAAGGATTATTCTCAGAGTATCTTTGTCAGGATAAAGAGTACTCTAACAGCAGCTGGGAATTCACCCCAGTAGAAAGTCCACAACCATGACAAAACAAATAGAGACGTTAGTAGCTGACATCTATCAGCTGTTCGACCCTAAAGAAACACACGTCCCGTCCGAGGAAAACCTAGACGAGTTTGCAGACAGCCTCAAGGATATCTTTCGACGGCGACTGGCTCGAGGCGAAGAACGGACAGGAGCCCTGCGGTTCTCCGCCCTAGGCAGGCCAGACCGACAGGCATGGTACGCTGCCAAGGGATACGCACAAGAAGAGTTCACAAGCAAGACATACTTCAAGTTCCTATATGGTGACATCATTGAACTGATGCTGTTGTTCTTAGCCAAAGAGGCAGGGCACAGTGTCGAAGCGTTACAAGAGGAAGTAGAAGTCGACGGAGTCAAGGGTCACATCGACGCCATCATTGACGGCGTGGTAGTAGACGTCAAGTCTGCCTCACCCTTCGGCTTCAAGAAGTTCGAGAACAACAGTGTGGTACAGGACGACCCGTTCGGATACACACAACAGCTAGCAGGATACGCTGACGTACTAACTCCAGGCGAGTCCGCTGCATGGCTGGCTCTTAACAAGGTAGACGGCGACATGTGTCTCGCTACACTATCTTCCTCCATCATTGCAGACCACAAGCCTGCTCCCCGCATCACTCACCTCAAAGAAGTTATCGCATCAGACGAGCCACCCGAACGCTGCTATCCCGCAGTCGAGGACGGCAAGTCTGGTAACATGAAGCTTGGCACAGGCTGCTCTTATTGTACGTACAAAAAGGAGTGCTGGCCAGGTCTTCGTGGCTTTGCTTATAGTGGTGGCCCTCGTTACCTTACTCAGGTATCTAAGACGCCTGACGTTATGGAGTTTGTTGTTTGAAGAAAGATAAAGAGCCTGCTTTTCGTTCAGGCTTTGAGCGTACCATATGGGAAGCAGCAAAGGAGAATGATGCTGGCATAGAGTTTGAGCCAGCCGACCTCAAGATAAACTACGTCATACCTTACAGATACATAGCCGACTTTCGGCTGTCTAACGGCATCATCATTGAGGCCAAAGGTTATCTGCGGCCACGAGACCGGACTAAGATGCGTAAGATTAAGGAGCAGAACTCGGAGTTAGATATACGCTTCGTGTTTCAAGTAGCAAACAAACGTCTCTCGAAAGCTAAGAACAGCGAGACGTATGGGGAATGGGCGGAGCGACTGGGGTACCAGTGGGCTGAGAAAACTATTCCCCTCTCATGGATATTAGAAAAAGGATAGTACATGCAGTCTTGTTAATGAGACGCTAGCCTCCGCGGCTCT